GGGCAAAAGATTTACCTGCTAACCGAGGTAAATACAACTTTAAAACCATCCGTGTTGAATATTTCCGCGACCGTAACGCTGCCGTTCAGGCACTGGAAGCGGGCGAGGTGAATTACATTGCTGAGTCCAATCTGGCTCGTTGGCAAAAACTCTATCAAGGTAAAGCCTTTACTGACGGGAAAATCATCAAAGAGAAAATTGATTATGATGCGCCGTCTTTTGTTACCGCAATCTTGTTTAACTTACGAGAAGCAAAATTTGCGAATCCTAAGACTCGTGAAGCCTTGGTGTATGCCTTTGACTTTGAATGGTTAAACAACTTTTGGGAAGAAGAAGTACGTAGTAGTATTGACAGTGAACACGAAGTATATGACGAATGTGAGCGTTTAGGATTGGAAATACTCAAAGGCACAGGCGTAGACATTTCAACTAAGACGTTAGATGCAGAGCAAAGCAAGTTCTTTAAATCTGTATATCAAAACACGCCAAGGATAATTAGGACTAGATGAGTAACGAACAGCGCATAAAAATACTAGAAGAAAAACGTGAAAAGATAAACAACGTTAGTTGTAGTTTCTGCACGGCTAAATGGTTGCAGACTACACTAATGCTTCAAAACGGATATAATCATAGTTGTCATCATCCTGCACCACATAAGATTCCGCTTGAAGAAATAAAAGCAGATCCTGCGGCATTGCATAATAGTCAATATAAAAAAGAACAACGACTAAAGATGCTTATGGGAGAACGTCCTAGCGAATGTAGTTATTGTTGGAAGATAGAAGATTTAGGTAAAGATTATTTTAGTGATAGACACTATAAAACAGCTGATACCTGGGCTTGGGATAGATTTGAGGAAATTGCAGAAAGCGACCCTGGCGAAAATGTTTATCCTAGTTATCTTGAAGTAAGTTTTTCAAATGCTTGCAACTTTGCATGTGCATACTGTTCTCCCGAGATTAGTTCAAAGTGGATGGAAGATATAAAACAAAACGGTCAATATCCAACTAAACATGGAGCTCATAATTTAGATTATTTAAAGTCTTCTGGAAAGATGCCTTATAAAAACAGCGACCATAATCCTTATGTAGAAGCATTTTGGAAATGGTTTCCGGATGCATTACCTCATCTAAAAGTACTCCGTGTTACCGGCGGCGAACCTACTATGTCAAAAGATACTTGGAAGTTATTAGACTATCTAATCGAAAATCCACGGAAAGGCTTAGACGTAGCAATTAATACAAATGGGTGTGTAACAGATACTCTAATAGAGCATTTAATTGCAAAAGTTAATATATTACACAAAAAAGGCGTCAAAGTTGATATCTATACAAGTCTTGAAAGCACAGGCTTACAAGCAGAATATGCTAGGGACGGTTTGGATTATTTAAAATGGCTAGATAACATAGATAAAATTTTAAAGCAAACACAGTCAACAGTAGCAATTATGACTACAATAAACATTCTTAGTTTACCGTCTTTTATTGATTTTATTATGACTGTAATAGACTTTAGAAAAGAATACAATAAAAGTTTTGAGGTCAATAGAATACCGCTAAGTATTAATACAATGCATTGGCCGCCGCATTTACAATGTACAATGCTAGATAAAGAAGATAGAATACCTCAAGCAGATACTATCGAAAAGTTTTGCGAAGCATGGCTAAAGTATTATAAGAAAGACAAGTATGCTAGAATATACTTAGAAGAGTTTGATCAAATACAGCGTTTTTGTGATTACTTACGTACAACAGAAACAGCAATAGAGCATAGACAAGACTTTGTAAAATATATAAACGCATATGACAAAAGAAGAAACAAAAACTTTGGAGAAACTTTTCCACAGTATGTTAACTTATTAGAGGAATGGAATGGCGAAGAAACCTGATGAAACCCTACAACAGTATAGGGATAGAGTACTAGATAGTAAAAGTAAAAGTTTCTGCGGAGCCAAATGGTTTAACGCAACTACATGGTTAGGCAGCGGTACAACTGCAAGTTGTCATCACCCGCCGGCTCATAAAATTCCATTAGTTGAAGTAGAAAACAACTATACAGCAATTCATAATACAGAGCATAAAAAAGAAATGCGCCGTATGATGCAGAATGGCGAGCGTCCTCGCGAGTGTGAATATTGCTGGAAGATGGAAGACATGGGTAAAGATGCTGTAAGTGACAGGACGTTTAAAAGCATTATTTACACTGATGAAGAATTACAACAAGCATATGAAGCAGATGCAAACGAAAATACTAACCTCAAAACTTTTGAGATTGCTTTTGATAGGGTGTGTAACCTTGCGTGTAGTTACTGTAACGCTTCCTTCTCTACCACCTGGGCAAAAGACATCAAGAATAATGGGCCGTATGAGAACTTGGTATCCGACGGTGCCGGAGCTTTCCATCAAGACGGTTCATGGGCGCAACCTTACAAGGACGATGAAGACAACCCGTATATTCAAGCCTTTTGGAAATGGTGGGAAAATGGTCTAAGCGATAGTTTACAAGAATTACGTGTTACAGGCGGCGAACCTTTAATGAGTGCAAATACTTGGAAATTGTTTGATTGGTTTAACGAGCAAGACACAGATATGCGTTTTGCAATTAACAGCAACCTTATTGCAAAGGATGCCATTATTGATAAACTAATCGAAAAAACTCAAGGTATGAAGCACTTTGATCTGTATACTAGTTGTGAAGCAACAGGTGCGCAAGCAGAATATATTCGTGACGGACTAGACTACGAATTATGGTTAAAGAATATCAAACGTATTTTAACTGAAGGTAATTGTAATGGTGTAAACATTATGATGACTATTAATAGTTTATGTTTGTTTACTATTACAGATTTCTTAGATGAAGTATATAAGTTAAAAGAACTTACACAGAGTAGAACACCCACAGTAAGTGTAAACTTATTACGTTTTCCGAGTTTTCAAAGTCCTTTAGCACTTCCTAATCATATTAAAGATCATTTACATAGTCAAATTAGTGCATGGTGGGAAAGAAGAAAAAATGATATAGGTTGGCACGAATTTGAAAAGGCAAGTATAGAACGATTAATAGATTATCTTGTTACAGTAGATGCTCCACACAGGCGTACAAGTAATCCTGTAACACTATGGAGAGACTTTAAAACATTTTACGCACAGTATGATGTACGCAGAAACAAAAGTCTAAGTGTATTTCCTAAAATTCTAACAGATTGGGTAGAAAGTATTCCGGATACCGATGCAAGTATTATGGAACTTGCTGAAAAAGAGGGCTGGATATTAAAACCTGATAATACAAATATAGACGAGCCATTGGCAAAATATGATTAACTTGTATTATGATAATTTGGCAGAATCAGAAGTTCCGATACCTAATGGAATTAACGACTGGGAGTTTACTAAAGATTCCCACCGTATTCCGCTAGGTACTAAAGAAACAATCATATCTAAAGGTACATTCTTTTTTAATTCTCTAAAAGCCCTGGGCTGTAATTATCAATTATTTTCTGGAAAAGAAACTACAAAAAATTTATTTTATCCGTTAGAACTTGTTAAAATAAGCAACGACAATCTTGCAGACATTATTCCTAACAAATCATTTAATAGAATCGCAAAAGGTAAAATGAAACTATTAATTTTATTACCTAAGGTTTCTCATGATTATAGATATATTTGGAAATTACGAAAGCAACTTGATTTTTTAGAAGGATCAGGTATGCCAAGGGATCAAGTGTATATTGTTTTAGGAGATATTAGCAAGTCTTATAGAACATTATTAAACACAAAGCACGTATATGGAATCGATTGGTGGCAAATTTATACACAAATAACTCTACTATCTCGTTATGGTATGAAGGACTATCGTTGGGTATATAATAACTTTGCTTCGTATCCTATTGGCAAGGAACAGTTAAAAAAGGAAATGTACGAAGTTGACGACTGGAATCCTAAAAGATTGTATTCAGCATTTACCGGAAGGGCTAAACTGCATAATACATGTTTTGTATCTGATTTAAAATATCATGAGCTTGATAAAGATGGAAAATATAGTTACAATATAGAATACGAGGATATTAAACATAATTACAAAGATTTTCGTATAACTGATAAGTCCAAAGGCGAACTATTTGTAAAGCAAAAAAAGGAACTAGTAAAAAATACTATAAGCAAAACTGTAATTATGGATATGACAATTGATCAGATTCGTAACAAAGGTAATAACTTTTACATTCATAAATCTTTTTACGAAGATAGTTTAATTAACATTGTAAGTGATTCTTGGATGCCTATGCTAGATCAAAACTATTTAGAAGAAGTAAATGTTCTGTCTCCGGGTATACTTACTTGGTTACAAATAGCCAAAGGACACCCCTTCATGGTACTAGGTTGTTTAAATACAATTGGTTATATTACAGATCAAAGTTATTTTTCAAGTAACGTTCTGGTTAATGAAAGTTATGATAGGGTTACTAGTACTACAAAAACATCTGAGTTAATCTGTAATAATTTAAAAATGTTAAAAGAATTGAGCGAAAGCGAGATACAAGATAAAATAAACGGAATAAAGCCGTTTTTAAAAAAGAATAGAGAAAAGTTTTATAGTAAGCCTAACAAGCGAAAATTTATAATCTTATTTGAAGAGATGCAATATGAGTGATGATCTAAAAAATAGTCCTAATTTCTGTGTAGCACCTTGGATGCACTTACATGTTATTAATGACGGGCGTTCGTTTGCTTGCTGTCAAACACCGTTACGTGATGAAAATAGTTTTGGAAATGTTAAAACACAAACATTAGATGAAGTAGTAAACAGTGACGCAGCAAAGAAAATGAGAAAAGATATGCTAGATAACAAACCGTTGCCTAGTGCATGTGAGCGTTGTGTTGCCAAGCAAAATCATAATATGAATACTATGCGTACTGGATTAAATTCAAAATGGTTTGATAAGACAAAAGATTTAATTGCTAGTACAGCAGATGACGGCAGTATACCTAAACCTCAATTAAAGTATTGGGACTTTAGATTTAGCAATTATTGCAACCTTGCATGTACAACTTGTTCACCGCTGTTTAGTACACAGTGGGCTAACGACTTTCAAAAACTTCATCCGGGTGCAGACAAGTATAGTGAAACTAAACTTATTGATTTAACAGAAGCAAATGTATTTTGGGATGATATTGAAGACAATATTGACACTATGGAAGAAATACATTTTGCAGGCGGCGAACCTTTAATTATGCCTGAACACTGGCGTATACTTAAAATGTTAGATGAAAAGAAGAAGTACGATGTTGAGTTGCGTTATAGTACTAACGGTACAACACTAGGCAAGGGTAAAGAAAATATACTTGACTACTGGAAGAAATTTAAATATGTACATTTGAGTCTTAGTATCGACGGAGCAGGCGATGCATTTGAACATATTAGATACAAAGGCAAATGGCCCAGTACTTTAGAAAACTTGAAAAAGATTAGGGCAAGTGGTGTTGCAGATTACTGGTTCCATCCTACTGTAAGTATTTTAAATATTTTCCGTATTACAGAACTACACGAAGAATTGCACAAAAATGATCTTATTCCTTTAGAAGCTATACATCCCCAGAGAGGCTTCTATATGGAAAATTATTGGGTTGATAGGTTTCATATTAATCCGTTGTTTACACCTAACTACTATAGTATTACTGTATTGCCTGAATTGTTAAAAGAACAAGCTGCTGATAAGATTACAAAGTACGGTAAAAAATTAGAAGCAGATACAGGTATTCCATTTAGCGGCTGGCAAAGCATTATCGACTTTATGTATCAAGAAGATAAGAGCATGTTGTGGAATCAGTTTAAATGGAAAAGCAAACAAATTGACGATGTACGCGGCACTGATGTATTTGCATTAAATCCGGAGTTAAAAATGTTTAGAGGAGATGCATTAAAAACTTTTTTACCTGCTGCTCCGGCAACAGTACAAACTTTAGAAGACTTGAGACATTACGGGTCTGCACATAGAGAAGTTGTAAATAAGTTTGACTATACAGATACAGTATCTGTTAAAGCAGTAAATGCATTTGAAGAAGAAAACGTATCTGATGATGATTGGAAATACAAGTTTAATAAGTATTATTATAGAGGCCTCTGGGACTTTGAATCAGATAAACTGAAAGTAGGATATTTTGGTTGTAGTTTTACATTTGGCGAAGGTATCGAATACAAAGACACTTTCGTAAATCTATCTAGCGAAAAATTAAATTTAAATCCTTTTAACTTTGGCATCGGCGGATCATCAGTTGAACGTGTAGCAAGAACTTTTGCAGCAGCAAATAATGTAATAGATTTAGATTTTGCAGTAGTAACATTGCCGGCCTGGTATAGACAATTACACATTGACATAAACGATTACGGAAAAATTATTAATCTTATACCAGGATATCCACATAACGGTTTTAAAAAATTAAATGAAATATTTGATATAGTAGACGACGATTACTATATTAATCGTGCAGTGTCATCTATTAATTGGATATATGATTGTGCTCAAGCACACGGAGTAGAAATTTTGTTTAGTTCCTGGGATCATCCGTGTAACGAATTATGCGAATTAATGTATCCTAAAAATACTTTAAATCCATTTCCTAACATTGACGATAAGTGTGCAAGAGATAAAATGCATCCAGGAATTAAATCGCAACTAGCACATGCAGAGCAAATAGTAAAGGGTTTTCATGATAGAGCTTGGGTTTAGAAATATTGACAATAAAATAGAGTATATACATATTCAACCTAATGATTCAGAATTAGCAGAAGTATGGTTAAAGCAATTTGACTATTTGTTAACTACACATAAAAAGAAAATATTTCAAAAGAACTTTAGCTTACTAGGATTTCATAACGAAGATAGAACTCTAGATCATATTTGTAATGATTTAGATAGAAGTGTTGCTACTATTAACTATTATACAGATTATAGCATTACTGAAAATTTTGGACCTTTGCGTAATACATGCGATCAAGAGTTATTAAATATTCTTCATCACCATTTTGAAGTAACACAGGGTCAATTATGGAATCCTAGCAGTGTATTAGCAAATACAAATGGTGCAACTAGGCTTGCAATTTGTTATTTAAATCATTGTTGTCACGAACTAGAAGCATGGTATGAAACTGAGAATATTAAAAAAGACGGATATCGTAACGGATATTTTTATTATAATTTATTAGGCATACAAGATAGAATAGAGTTGGATCCTAAGTTTAAAAAACAGTTTGTAAAAGACATTGACGACGGAATGGTATATTTGCACTATGCGCAAACTGGAAAAACATGGTATGAAGCATATTTAGATAATGACGAAGTTGTAGAAGCAGACGGAATCTCAGAGCATAGAGTAATCAGCGGAGAGTTTAATTGTTACTTCGGTACAGGTATTGATTTACCTAGAGATGAAAAATTTAGTACTTGGCTAGAAAGCAAAGGAGTAGATCCTGAAGATGAACAACTTGCATTAGGTTATGCTCCGGTTGGCAAAGTAGTAGATTTATCTGACAGTAATGCACAAGACTTTTTTAAAGAGTATACAGACTTTTATAGTATTGAGTATAATAATAAAAGAATAGAATATGACTTTAGACATAATGATGACGCCTATATTAATCTTCTTACAGAAATATGGAATAAGTGGGGACAAGAATGAGTGTACCTGAGTTAGAACGTGCAGTAGTAGAAGTATTCGGCGGATGCAATTACAAGTGTCAAATGTGTCCACAGACTACCGGAAGGGGTAAAGAATGGACACGTAAAATGCCTATGGATATGTTTATTAACATACTTGAGCAACTGCCAGGTAAACCTGTTATTAATTTAGAAGGTAGTGGCGAACCTACAATGGCCAAGGACCTGCCTAAGTATATTGAAGAATGTACTAAGCGTGGCTTTCCTAGTTTTATGTATAGCAATGGTAGCTTCTTTAGTGGTCACTTTATGCAAGAATGTATTGATGCAGGCTTGAGTTTTGCTAGGTTTAGTTGTATAGGATACAATAAAGAAAAATATAAAGAATGGATGGCAATAGATAATTTTGATTTATTGAAAACAAACATAGTAAAGGCTAAAGAATACATCAAAGAAACTAATAGTAAATGCGTAGTAAGCAGTTACCATCTAATACTAGATAACAATCAAGTAGAATACGAAGTTGATCAATATAGGAATAACTTTATAGGACCGACAGGTACTATAGGTTATATTTGGAAAATGCATAACTGGAGTGGAAATTATCAGCCACTCTATGTTAGAGATCCTAGTCAGCGTAGAACATGTGGCCGCCCTTTTGCACCAGAGATTACAATTCGCAGCGGAGGTAACGGTGGACTAAAAGGCGCAGTTACACCATGTTGTCAAACAATGGGCCCGCCAAACGAAAGTAAAAGTGTGCTAGGGCATGTACAAAATCAGACTATAGAAGAAATATGGTACGGAGACGAATATAATAAACTTCGCAAAGCACACGAAATGAAAGACTTTGATAGTATAGAATATTGCAAAAACTGCGACTTTTTATATGACGATCCTGAAGTGCTAGTTTGGAGTAATGATAAAACAGCAACCCCGTATCATATGTTAGGCACAAACTTTAGCCTAAAAGATTACGGTTGACAAATTATAAAAAAGGTGGTATAATTATATAATGTACGATATTGTCTTTATTTCTTATAACGAACCTCAAGCTGACGAAAATTGGAATTCGTTAAAAGATAGATTTCCTAGAGCTAAAAGAGTTGACGGCGTAAAAGGTATACATTACGCACACATTGCAGCCGCAAAAAAATGCTTTACCAAGATGTTTTGGGTAGTTGATGCTGATGCACAAATTTTAAATGAGTTTGATTTTAGTTATAAAGTAGATGAATATGATCTAGAAACTGTTCATGTATGGCGCAGTCAAAATCCTATTAATGAGTTAATCTATGGATACGGTGGCGTAAAGCTATTACCTCGTAGACTTACATTAAATATGGATACTAGTAAACCTGACATGACTACTAGCATTAGTAAGTACTTTAAAGCAGTTCCGGAAATTGCAAACGTTACTGCATTTAATGTAGATCCTTTTAATACATGGAAAAGTGCATTTAGAGAATGTGCTAAGTTAGCAAGTAAAACAATAGATAGACAAAATGAGGAAGAAACAAATGAAAGACTCAAAGTATGGACCACTGTGGGACGCGATAGAAGATTTGGCGAGTATGCCTTGGACGGTGCTAGGGCTGGTATGGAGTTTGGCATTTCTAGCAGCGATAGTCTTCAGTTAATAAACGATTTTGATTGGTTACATGAACAATTTTCAAAACATACCATGGGATAATATTACTGGGTTAGGCCAGAAAACCCTCCTAAAGAGCCATCTTTTTACGGTTTCGTGGATCCTGGCTAGATTTTGTAATTATTCATGCAGTTATTGCTGGCCATACGCTAGATCTAGTACCCCTGACCACCAGGATCTAGAAATTTACTTAAAGGCCATGGATAGTATCAAAGCACAGGCTCGTGCAAATAACTTCACCGATTTCCACTTTAGTTTTAGTGGAGGCGAGCCTACGGCTTATAAATACTTTGGGGAGATCATAGATCATTACTGTAGTGATACAGCACCTGAGTATCAAAGTATACATATGACTACTAACCTAAGTCCAGGAAGCAAATGGTGGAATAGATGGTTAGACAGTACTAAGACTCTGCAACGCAGAAGCATAACAGCAAGTTATCACGCAGAGTTTGCTAACGAGCAAGAGTTTGGAGACAAATGCTTGCAACTAATGAAAGGAGGAACCTTTGTTACAATCAATCAAGTTATGGTTCCAGAAATGTTCGAAGAGCTTTACGAACGTTGTGAACGATTTGCCGCCAGAGGTATTAACGTCACTCTCAAGCCCCAGTCCGATCCTACCGCCAGCTATGTGGTACATGGATATACAGAAGACCAAATCCACAAAATGCAAACAGGTTTCCCGCAAAAAATTCCTGACGCATATAAAAGAGTAGTTCCGTTATATCAGTTAGAACTACAAGATAAAGATGGCAATACTTACAATCTTGATCAAGCAGAGCGGTTAAATGCATTCGGATTTAATAAGTTTGAGGGATGGACTTGCAATGCAGGATACCAAGGAATAGTTATACGTGAAAACGAAGTAAAGCGTAGTTACAGTTGTCATGACAAGCCACTTGGTACAATTACAGACGGATTTAAAATATTTGACAAGCCTCGTAAGTGCATAACACCTAGTTGTGTAAGTAGTGCTGATAGTAAAATTCCAAAGGTAAAATATGAAAGTTGAATTAGAAGATGTACTATTTTGGATGGATGCTATTCGCAATAGTGAGGATAGATATCGTACCCTTGAGAGCTTTTGGAAAGGTCAAGTAAACAGTAAAGTATGGCTAGCCGAACAACTACCTGGATTTGTGCCCGTTAAACCGTTAAATATCGTCATATACGGTGGTTGGAACGGAGTATTAGCAAATATACTGTTTAACTCAAAGATCAGCATACAGAGCGTTATAAGCGTGGATATAGACCCTTTATGCAAAGAAATAGCAAATACAGTAAACAAGCGTTACGAAATAGAAGGTAGATTTAGTGCTGTAACAGCAGATATGTGTAAGTATACTGCTGATGCTGATGTAGTTATAAACACTAGTTGCGAACATATTACACAAGAACAATATCAGCAATGGTTAACTAATCAACCTAGTGATGCTACCTTTGTACTACAAAGTAATAATTATTTTGATTTAGATGAACATATTCGATGTTCTGCAGACTTAGATGATTTTACAAAAATGAGTAAAATTAAACCGTATTATAGAGGAACTTTCCCTACACTAAAATACGATCGCTATATGATAATAGGAAAAAAGAATGTTTAGATTTAGCGAATTAGAAAATATACATTTAGAAGTTACAAATCGCTGTCAAGCGAGTTGTCCTATGTGCAGTCGTAATTATCACGGCGGCTTAGAAAATCCTTTTATAAAAAATAAAGACTGGACTTTAGATGATTTTCGATCTATTTTAAATCAAGAAGTATTACAGCAGTTACAAGGATTTTATTTTTGCGGAAACTTTGGTGATCCTATTATTAATGACGAATTAATTGAAATGGTAGAATATGCCGCAGCGGTTAATCCTAATTTAAATATTCGTATACATACAAATGGCAGTGCAAGAAATACAATATGGTGGGAAAGACTTGCAAAAGTATTGCCTGAAACGCACAATATTATTTTTGCAATAGATGGTTTAGAAGACACACATAGTCTATATCGTATTGGAACAAATTACAACAAAATTTTACAAAATGCAAAAGCATTTATAGATGCCGGTGGAACAGCAGAATGGTGTTTTATAAAATTTAAACATAACGAACATCAAGTAGATGCTGCACGTATGAAAGCCGAAGAACTTGGATTTAGTTTGTTTGTTGAAAAAAACAGTAGTAGGTTTATAGGTGAACCCAGGTTTGCAGTATACAATAAAAACGGCGATACTACACACTATTTAGAACCACCTAGTAGTAGTGAACTTTCGTACATTACAGAAGAAATGATAGCCAATTATAAAGATGTACTAAGCAATGCAGAAATAGATTGTTATGTAAAACACACTAAAGAAATTTATATTGATGCATATAAAAAAGTATTTCCATGTTGCTTTTTAGCAAGTACACCTTACAATTACGCAAAAGCAAACGATATTACAGCACCTGTAAGAAATGATATGAATTTACAATATATGGACTTAATTGAAAATTTAGGAAATAACTATGCACTAGAAGTAGATGTAAAAGATATTGTAGAGTCTACTGCCTGGCAAACCGTTTGGAACGACTACTGGGGTAAAAATAAACTAATTACTTGTGCAAGAACATGTGGTAAATTAAAAGAATTACCAAAGCCAAAAGATCAATTTATTAACGTAGTAGGACTAAACAATGAATAAATGGTGGTACAAACCAGAAAATGAGCAACTAGGAAAATATCAAAGAGAACTAGAAAGTGTCTCTGGTACGCCTACGTTTTGTGTTTTGCCCTGGATACATTTTGCAACTAGACCCAACGGCGATATGCGTTTATGCTGTAGTGCAAACGCAAGCGGCGCAGGTAATGATCACGAAGTAGGCCTTGTTAAAATGGAGCACGGCAAGCCTGCAAACTTTGGTCGTGAAACACCTATGGAAGCCTGGAACAACGAATACATGAAAAGTGTAAGACGTACAATGCTTGCCGGAGAAATACCTGCTAGTTGTCGTAAATGTTTTGAAGAAGAAAAGGTAGGTGTTGTAAGTAAGCGCATTTGGGAAAGCGGAACTTGGCATCGAGACGAAGATGGTGTAGATATTCCCGAACTTATAAAGCAAACACAAGAAGACGGCACAGTACCGGAAGAGTTAGTATATTTAGATTTACGTTTAGGACATACTTGTAATATCAAATGTGTTATGTGTAGTCCACATGATAGTAGTAAGTGGGTTAAAGACTGGCAACAACTTATTCCTGTTCTACAAGACAACAATGTCAAGCAGCAAATGCAGTGGGATAAAAGTGAGTTTAATAATAAGTGGCACGAAAAAGATACTTTTTGGGAAGAAATGTATAGGCAGATACCTAACCTAAAGCAGGTATACTTTGCCGGCGGTGAGCCACTAATGATTAAAGAACATAAACAGTTTATTGAAGAAATAGTGCGTCAAGGTTATCAAGACAAAATACTATTACGCTATAATTCTAATGGACTTCTTGTAGACGAAGATTTAATTGAGTTATGGAGTAAATTTAAAAAAGTTAAATTTGCAGTAAGTATGGACGCATGCCACGAACGTGACGAGTATATACGTTATCCTACTGACTTTGAAACTGTAGAACGTACCCTGCATATGCTAGACAACACTCCTGATAATATACAAACTAGTTTAGCAACAGCAATACAAATTTTTAATGTAAAGCATTTGCCTGACTTTATGAAATGGAAAGTTGAAAGCGGATTTAAAAAGTTAAATAGTGGCAATGTTCCGGGCGGAGTACAAATGGGCGGTGGACTAGTTAACATGCATTTGCTTTATATTCCTACATTCTTGAGCATACAAATACTTCCTAAAGAAGATAAACAGGAAGTAGAAGAACGTTTTATGGACTTTAAAGATTGGTTGTGGAAGAACTATAGACAAGACGACGATTATTGGAAAGTTAATCCATACGGTTGGAAACGTTGGGAGGCAGTACTAAAACATATGAACGCACAGGATAATAGTTATCTATTACCAGGCTTTAAAGAATATACAAATAAGCTAGATGCTATTAGAGGTGTAAATGCTAAAACAGTATTTCCAGAATTGGCACATTTATTATGATTACACGAATTGAAAATAACCAAGATCCTGATCTAGTACGTATAGAATATATGCCAGGAAATACTTGTAACCATAAGTGTTATTATTGTTTTCCCGGAAGCAACGAAGGTAGTATCGCCTGGCCGGATGTTAATGTTGTTAAACAAAACTTATCTCACTTGCTCACACAGTATGAAAAGAATGGCAAGACTAAAAGCAACTTATATATTGTAGGCGGCGAGCCAACCCTTTGGAAGGGTCTTGAAGAACTTTGTCAGTACCTAAAAGATAGACATGATATTATAATAGAAATTAGTACAAATGGTACACGTAAAATTGATTGGTGGAAAAAGAATGCAAAAAACTTTGATCATGTAGAAGTGAGTGTACATAGAGAATTTGCAAATGTTGAACATCTAATTGATGTTTGCGATACTCTATATGAGCAGGGTGTTTTTGTAAATGCTGATGCACTAATGGATCCAGCAGCATTTGATGAATGTTTAGAAATAGTAGAAAAACTAAAAACAGGAAAACACAACTGGCCTATCATTGCTAAGATAGTACATTTCGACGGCGATCATAGATATACACAAGAACAACTAGAATACTTTCAAGATACTATAAAGCAGTATCCTATAAAGGAATGGTTTGAATCTACTACACGCAAGCCGCTGAGAGAAGTTAAAATATACAGTGACGAAGTTATTACAGTTAACAATGACAATTATCTTATATCAAACAGATTGAATAAGTTTAAAGGCTGGAAATGTAATCTTGGTGTAGATTTTATAAAGATATTTCCTGACGGACGAATAACTGGAAATTGCCAACAAAGGCTATTTGGTAACTTGTATACTCCTAATTTTATAGAATCTTATAATCCTATTATCAAACCTTTAATCTGTAATAGAGATTTGTGTGTTTGTAGCGAAGAAACGGTAATTGAAAAATATGCAATTTAATACACTTGAGCCAGTAGATAATAATTACTTCTCAATAGAGTGGGAAACTACTCTAAAGTGTAATCTTGACTGTTCATATTGTGGCGACGGCCATGATAACAGTTTGCCGCATCCTAGTGTAGCAGATAGTTTAGATACACTTGATTTTATTTTTGATTATACAAATATACAACTATCAAAAAAACCTAAACATTTACAACACGCAAATTTAAATATATTTGGCGGCGAAAGTTTTTATCACCCACAAATAATACAAATACTAAAATATGCACAGCACAAGAAAACACAAGTTCCTTGGAGCATGAGTATTAGTACAATTACTAATGCTGTTGTTAAACCTAAATTGTGGGCTAGAATAATAGATAATGTAGATTACTTTACTATAAGTTTTCATGCAGAAAGCACGGTTGCACAACAAGAGCAAGTTAGGCAAAATATATTGTATTTAAAAGAGCATAATAAGCCCTTACATGTAAGCATAATGATGCATCCAAAATATTGGCAAACCTGTGTTGATATGGTAGAATGGTGTAAACAAAATGATGTTGACTACAATCCGAGACAAATTGATCACGATATTTTAGATTTTAGATTTAACTATAATAGTGAGCAAAGTGTTTATCTTACAGGATCTGCTCCTAGCACAATAGAAAAAATAGGCGGCCTCATTGCTAAAGGAATAGACTTATCATCAAGTGGCAGAGCATGTTGTGGTAATATGACAATGTGTACTAATACATGCGATTCTACAAAATATATAAAAGGTAATAATTTTAAAGGATGGCATTGTAGTGTTAACAAATTCTTTTTGTATATCAAGCAAAATACAGGAGAAGTGTTTACAAACAAAGATTGTAAAATGAATTACGATGGTAAAGTAGGACCTATTGGTTATCTGTCAGATACAAAATCTATCTTAGATAATATTAATACTTCTACTATTATTTGTAAAAAGAAAAGTTGTTGGTGCGGATTATGTGCGCCAAAAGCAAAAAGCAAAGAAGATTATGATAGGATTATGTTAAAGTATGTTAACTAAACTAGCCCTTGGACCTAGTATGTGTACTGCTAAATGGACTAATAGTACAATACATCTTGGCATTGGTAAAACGCATAGTTGCCATCATCCTCATCCGCACACAATACCCTTGCACGAAATAAAAAACAATCCATCAGCGATACACAACACACACTATAAAAAACAAATTAGAAAACAAATGCTAGAAGGCACATGCCCTAGTGAATGTAATTATTGTTGGAGTGCTGAAGCTAACGGTACTACTGGCGATCGTGTATTAATGAGTAAAAAAGATGGACTATTAGAATTATTAAAAATTAAAAACGCACCTTGGGATCAAGACTACGATCCAAGATATTTAGAAATTAGTTTTAGCAATGTTTGTAATTTTGCTTGTGCATATTGCGGACCAGAATATAGCAGTAAGTGGCATAGCGAAATAAAACAAAGAAGTTATCCTAATAACTATAACGGAATACATGTAGAACAAATACCAGACAAGGAACAAAATCCGTATATAGATGCCTTTTGGAAATATTTTCCTACAGTCTATAAAAATTTAAAAGTGTTGCGCATTACAGGCGGCGAGCCTTTTATGAGTAGACATACTGAAGATTTAATTGATTTTATAAAATATAATCCTAACAAAAAACTTACTCTTATTATTAATAGTAATTTAGGTATTCCTGCTATGCTATTTGATAAACATATCGAGTTATTAAAAACTATAAAGAAGTGTGTTAAAAAGATAGAAATAGCAACCAGCGGTGAAGGATATAAAGAAAAGGCTGAATATGTTAGAGATGGGCTAGTATACGATTATTGGAGAAATAATTGTGATATTGTTGCAAAACATTTTTATCTAAACATAATGTGCGCATACAATATTTTTAGTGTTACTAGTTTTGAACAATTTTTATCAGATATTAAAAATATTAAAAATGTAAAGGTTAGTATTAGTGCTGTAAGAGATCCTAGTTTTATGAGTGCTTCGGTAATGCCTTCTGGATGGATGAATAATATGTATGAACAACTAGAGTTTATTAAAAAATATTTTCCTTACGAAACACAAGAACGATTCAAACAAGTAATAGCACATGCATCTGTTAAAACAGATAAAACAGCAGAACTAGTTTCTTTTATAAAAGAGTATGATAAGAGAAGAAATAAAAACTTTGCAGAAGTATTCCCTGAGTATAATTTTATAATTCAACAGTTGTAATACGATTCCAAATATTTTTAAAATTGTCTAGCTCTTTAGCTTTTGGGATACACATTCCGCATCCGCATCTTGCATTAGGACATATAATAGGTTTACTAATATTTGCTTCGTCTAGCATTTTACGAGTATCATCTAAATTACCTATCGGACCAACTGTTCCGTCTTTACGTGCTTGACAAGTTTGATGATGATATACATTTCCAGTTTCTTGATCAATGTGTAAAAAGAACCAGTCAATCATGCAATGCCATCCTTGAAATTTATTTTCAACAAGTTTTACAGGTTGCCAACTGTCTTCAACTAAGCCTTCTAAGCAACGACCGCCGCAACATTTACGTCCTACTTCTGTACCTTGTGTCGGACGCTGCGCCTTGTCTTTGATACCAATTTCGTTCCAAAACCATTCTTGTTGTTCTTCTGTGTATTCGTGGCTTGTTCTACGTAACACGCCGTCTGTATCAGTAAACCAGCCTGCTTTTGCAATAGTACCGTCACCGATTGGAACTGGGTTATATTTTACATTGTGTTCTTTTAAAAATGCACACACTTCTTTTGCTTCTTCAAAATAATCACAATGTAACATAACGTTTACTTGCAGCCAAATGTCATGTTCTTTAACTTTGAGTATATTGTGCAATACACGGTCTTTTAATTTTTTATCTGCTTCTGCATGCCAACTAATAGTAATGCCGTCTATATATTTAGAAATTTTATCTATGTCTTTTTCAGGCCATGTACCGTTAGTTGTTAGACCTACATTATAACCCTTATGTTGTTTAATATATTTTACAATCTCCCAAAACTGCGGATTAACGGTAGGTTCTCCTCCTGTAAAATCTATATTAATATGTTGTGGATCTTTTTTAAACGCATTGTATTTTTTAGTCCAGTCCTGAATAAAATTAAAAGTATTTTTCATAGAATCTAAACTAGCATGTGGACTAGAATTATTATGTCTACTTGCTTCGCAGTATGTACAGTCGTAGTTACAGCGCCTGCCTAAGTCCCAAGTAACCATCATAGGTTCAGGATTAGTTAAATTTATTGCAGATGTTTTAATCATTCTTTAACCTTTGTTAGCGGAATATCAGCAGCACAAGTACAGAATTTACGTGTGCATATAATTGACTCTTCTGGCAGTTCGAAACTTCCTTTGTATATATTTCCTAAGCTCCCGCCTACTCTGCATGTAGCACGATGAACTTCGCCGTCCCAATTGATCATTAAACTTTCTAAGCCGGCATTACACTTCCATCCTTCAAATTGATTTTTGTGATGTTTAATAATATCGTTGGCATGCATTAATTCTTTGTCGTCGATTATACAATTTTCTTTTGCAGTAGCTTTTTGTTCTAAAATCCAATCTAAATCTTTAGTATCGTATTTCATGTCGTCGAACCAGTCATGCTTTTCAGTCCATCGTATTCTTCTAACAACATACGAAATATGATGACCGTCAAAAAGTATTGCTGCTCTTTTTACTTTTTCCATGTGTTCGTGATGTGCCATTAAATTAACTTGAAACGGAATACCCCGTTCTATTTCATTTAGTTGTGCAAAGTAAAGAACATTGTTAATAGTCTTTTCCCAAACTTCGTTGTCAAAGTGTAAACTAAAAACATAATGACTAACTGGTAGTCTTGCATATAATTTATGCGGCAAGGTTCCATTAGTTGTAATATTGATCCAATCTACTCTTTGTGCAGCATGATCTATTATGTCTATTATATAAGGGTGTACACAAGGTTCGCCACCTGTAAAACTTAGACGTATCGGCTTGCCTATTTCTGCTAGTGCATCAATTGTATCTGTCATTACTTTTACTTTGGTATGACTACTAAAATTATCGTGTATTTCAGCAGGACAGTAGCCGCAGTCTAAATTACATCGTTTGCCAATATTCCATTCTACTTTAATTGAATCTTGATGAAGCCAACGACTTGTTACACTATACATACAGTTTAAACTCCGGGTTAGTCGCTAAAAAATCTTGCCCACGAGTTTTATCTAGTCTACGATTAAATTCTATACAATCTTGCCAATGTGTGTCGTGCATACATTTTGCTTTTAGAAAGTTAATGTTGTCTTGTATCTGTTGTAGTGTTACAGTTTTTAGTAATTCGTGCTGTTGTACTAATTTATAATCAAGTACCTTTTCCTTCATATCTTCTAAATCATTTATAACTTTTTTCTTTAGTTCTGGTGGAAGTACTTGTGCAGATAGTGACATTGGATAGTTTACTCTATGCGAATAGAAAACAATGCCCATGTCATTTATGAAGTAGTCTATTACATCACAAATTTGCAATATGTTATTTGCTTGAACAGTAAATGCACCTACTACCCTGCTCACATTTGGAAACGATTTAAACACTTTGATGTTTTCTTCTATTTCACTAAACTTGCCATTGCCTCTAATGTACTCATAGACATCGTGTATACCGTCTATGCTTACGTTTACAGCGATTGATTTAAACTTAGGCCAATAGTCGTGTATTGTACGTCCGCCTTTTATACCTAGCGTAGTACCGTTTGTAGCATACTTTAGCTCTATGTTATCACCGTACTCTGCAAGTTTGTCTAGTATCTTATAGTGATAAGGATCCATTAAAGGTTCGCCACCGGCAAACTCAACACGGCGAAAGTAAGGCAACAATTTTTCAAAACTTGTCCACCAGTTGTCTGAATTGTCAAACGGGCCAATGTATTGCCCTGGTTTGTCTACTAGTGCATCTACTGTGGGAATAAGATAGTTATTTTCTTTTTTATAAAAATCTGTAACTTGATCCCAATCTTTCCAACTTGTACTATCTAAAGGATTACACATACGACATTTTAAATTACACAAATTATTGAGTTTGATTTCCATTGTAGGAAACTCAAAAGGCATGCTGTAATCTTCGTCTAAAGTGTCTAATGCGTCAGGGTATAAGTTGACCCTAGCTTCGGGTATTACCCCTGCTGTATGACGCTGTCGTAAGCTCTGTACACCCTGATCTTCAAGGTCAAAGCATGGTTTGCATACATCTGGACGCTCGTTGTTTAATACTTGTCTACGTACCTCACGCATAGTATCATTGTTCCACGCTTCTTCTAAATTTTCGTTCTGTATCCAGCCAATAGGCTGACTACGACAGCATACTTTAATAGCACCGTCTTCTCGTGTAGCAAGTCCTGTAAAAGGGTGCATACAAAATGTGCAACTATTTGGCTTGTTCAATTGCCCAATCTCTTTCTTTACACCAAAAACATTCTCCGCATTCTGGAACTTCTTGTCCTGGTGTATATGTTTTATAATTTAGATCATCAAACTCACCTTCGCAACTTCTAGTAATATTAAACAAATCTAATATATCGTGCTTATAGTATTGCTTGACGATCCAGTCTTTTTTAGTATACACGAAAGGATGACAAATGTCAATACCATCGTGTACAAAATGAGGAGGAATATGTCCTTCGTCTCTTTCTTTTACTCTGCCTTCGAATTCTATATCTGGGTTTAAATTTATGCCACCGTATAGTGCATCTAATTTAAATTTATGAGCAATGTATTCATTATGAGATCTTAGTATAATTCTATTACCAGATTTCATTTTGCCGTATTCGTCTTTTATAAGATAATCTGTAGGTTCTTCAAGTTCAGGCGGAACCAAGTTTTTGTGATGATAAAAGTAATTGTCAAAGTTATTTTTAAACCAGTCTACTACATTGTCTGCAATATGCTCAGCCCATGGACGAGTTTTCCACATTCGTATCTGTGTATTAAAATGTATATCAGCATCAGTCTGCGAACAGATTAAAAATGCAAGAAGCGCACTATCGGCTCCGCCGCTAAGGCTAATACCTATTTTATCCCAAGCGGGGTTCAAGTATAGTTCCATAAAAGTATTTACTCGGTAAATATGTATATGATAGTTGAAACTGAATATTCTGTTAATATTGAAGATATAGATGCTATAGATCTTACTACTATAGATAGTATGAAAACTAGTTTAAATTATCCTACTGGTAATTTCTTTTATGATCCGTGGCAATTAAAAGACGAATATGTAAATACGCCTTGGGAAGAAATACTTGCTACACTACCATTTGCAATAGGTGAAGCAAGAGTAATTTGTTTAGAAAGCAAAGAGTGTTATACACAGCATACAGATATTGATGATAGATATCATTTAAATATCTTTGGTGACGAAGGTTATTTGATTGATTTAAAACATCTTGACATGTATAAAACAGTATGCGACGGTAAATGGTATGAAATGGATGCAGGTAGACCACACACCGCAGCAAATTTCGGTCAGTTCAAACGTGTACAACTAGTAGTACGAAAGTTATTACAGCGTGTTGAGCTTGCTAATCCATTAGAAATAAAAGTTATACCTGCTGGTGATAATCCAAGGTATACTTTTGACAATACACTAAGTTTGTGGCTCAACAGACTATTCAAAGATGGAACGGCAGCAGACTTCGAAAAAATTGATTCTAGCATTGTGTTTAAAATAGAAAATAATTTACTAACAGAATTAGAAGAACACTTGCCTGCAGATTTTGATGTTATTATTTGTAGATAGCTTTTGCAGCATCCATTACATCGTCGCTAAAATTATTTCTAAAACTATCGAAGCATAATCCTTGTAACGTATCTAAAGGTTGCGGAGTGTTAACATCAATGCCCATATTTTCCATTGCAGGAATTAGTACACTTTGTCTATCTTCGCTTATATGACTCATAACATCCATAGGTGCAAGTGAGTCTTCTTCTGCACTATATGTAAAGAAATAATTAATACTTTTTAATTGACCATCCACTACAAAATAACTGCTAGGATGCATACTATATTTGTAGATACCTAAATCCTTGTGTGCTTGTATAATTTCTAGCATCTGATCCTTCCAGTTAGGTAATGCACTAGAGTAGTCTTTACCTGTACAGCCTACTTGCTCCCACATATCAGGACCTTCTACATCTAAGTAAATCTTTTTCTCACTAATATCTATATAATATTTAGGAACAAGATGTGGATAGTGTTCTCCCATTAATCTTAAATATTTTACTTCTCGAGAAAACTTTTCGTTCATTAGTTTAGAATCTACTACTTGATTTTGGCCTTTATGATATTCAGTGTCATTGTAATACCACTGCACAAATCTTTTTTTGTCGTTGCTGATAAGACTTGTATAAATCAAATTATTTCGACAAAGTCCCTTGCCTGGAACATTATTGTAATAGTAATTCATCTGGACGTTTTCCTGGTTCGTAGTGCATTACATTAGTATGTTCTATTAATTTTTGCACTGTTTCTATTTCTTCTCTGTCGTATAATATTGTCGTAAACGGATATACATTGTATTGTAGTATTGTACTAGTATGTAATATTGTACCAGTACTTAGTGTATTAAATAGCTTTTTAGGTTCTTTAATGATGTCAACTTCGATGTATTCTTTATTCATATCTTTGAACATTTGCCAGTTGTTAAAAATCAGTTCTTGAGTGTTTTTGTTAAATTTTTCTGCATCTTTAACATCTACTTCAGATTCTGGTTCTGTTTTTAAATTGTTTCTTTTACAGTAGTCTAGTGCAAATTCTGTATAGTTTTTACCGTCCCAATTTTCGTAAAGATACTTTTTAAAATCTAAATTATTTTTGTTTATATCGTAAAATATTATTTTATTTGCACGGTTATGATATGCAGTTATTTCTGCTAAAAATCCTGTAGCAGGGACAGCAACAGTATGAGTATCGTGATCTATAATAGTAGGATCCCAACTCCAGATATTTACTGAATTATACTTCCTGTAATCTAGTACAGCGTTCATATATAGTTCTTGTGATTCGTCTAATCCTGGAACAAGCGTAAATGACTTATGTGCTTGTTCAAATTCTGTTGTAGACTTTTTAGGATATACATAACTTCTTACAGGAATACCTTCTTGTACAAACCTACTAGTGCCTCCGTATCTCCAACCATGGTCGAAGTTCCTTACTCTAAATCCTTCCTTTAGAGATTTTAAAATTATTTTTGAACCCCATCCTGCTGTTTGCTCTGTAATGTCTTTGTCGAGAAAAACTTCTACAGGAGCATAATCTCCGTGCATACTTTTTTTAGTTCTAGTTATTTTATGATCGGTAATAGTTCCTGGTTCGAAATCGATATCGTCTACTAGTTTAGATCTTATAATAAAACATTGTTCGTGTAAATGTGGCAAGTCGTCGTTTTCGTGCTGTATCAAATTCCCTAATACACCGAAGTCGTCTGTAATTGTGTTTAACTTTTTCCAAAAGTAATCTCTATCTACAATTACATTTCCGGCACCTATTACAACTAACAAGTCAGCAGTGTCTTTATAGTTTTGAATATCCGTATAGTCAGTTACTTCGTACACCTGGCAGTTACCTACATTTGCAAGGTTAACAAATGTGCGAGTAATTTCAAGTAATTTGTTGTTCAGCCATTCGCTTTTAGAAAAGCTCGGCACTATAATGAAAGCTACCTTTTGCATTTTGCTCCTTGAGTGATTCTTTTACTAAGTTTAAATAGTCTTGTGTACTATCGTAATGATGTATAATTAAATGATATCTATCTTCTTGTGCAGGATTTACTACACTATGTTCGTAACTTAGATTCATAGCATACACATCCCCTGGCTGAAATTCTAGAGTTTCTCCGTCATTCCATTTCCATACACAATCTTTAGGATTTGTAATAGCAACGTTTATTGCACCTAGTACACTATGTTCTGTGTCCGTATGCGGTTCGATTATTCCGCCTGCTTCTAAAAGCATAAAACGTGTTCTACCGTAACTATTGCTAGGAAATACTTCTTTTAACCACGCAGTAGTTACAGGACATAGGTCTGCAATTTCAGTCCACTTCATGTCTGGCGCAGCATCTCTTGCATCTTTATAGTTGTAAACATTCCATGCATACGGCTCGGTACTTGAACGACCTACTATGGGCAAACTAGCCCAACCCTTTGTATCGTATGTAGATCTATATTCTACAAACTTTTGTTTCAAATTTATAACTTCTTGGCATGCTTCTTTATACGGAAAAGTTAAATTTAATTTGAGATACTTTAAATCGCTTACTAGATATTCACGTCCTTCAAACATAAAATTATTTATTGATAAGTATTTGTATGATTAAAGGAATTGGCAGTAAACCCTATATAAACTTAGATCCTTACATAGATGTAGAAGGATTTCGTAATTTGCATCCTGAAATTTGCAAAGGTTTTGCACAAGCAAGGGAATATGCAAAAGAAGGAACATGGATGTCACCGGGCTTTAAATTCGATGACATGAGTTATATTTTAAACTGGAAACCAATATATAAAGCATTTGCAGAGTATCAGGCACTTCCAGATGACGATCCTATTAAAGTTCATGGACAAGAAATATTCCCACAAGACTTTAAAGATTATAAACAGCGTAATTTGTTTACACGGTATTTAAAAGGCACACTAGGTGCAAACGATCCTTATATATATTATTTCCTTTGGAATGAAGGTGACTGGGATCAAAGAAATGCAGAACGTGAACGTACTGAAGAACAAAAATATTTCCCTGGCGTTGTAAAATGGATTGAAAATTTAATAGATGAAAATATTATTGATCGTATAGGTAGAGTAATATTCTTTCATTGCGAGCACGATGGCCATGCTTTTGAACATAGAGACTTAGACGGAAAGGATGGAGATGATCAAGGATATACTCCGCACAATAACGAATTTATACATATTCGCTATCGCACAAAAAGAGGATTCTATATATGGGATCCAGACACCCAGAATAAACATTACATAAATTCTAACGCTGCTTTTTGGAACGACCAAGATTGGCACGGCGGAGAACACTCTAAAGAACAAGAATACGGTCTGCGTATAGATTGTACTTTTACAGAAGAATTTAGAAAAACATTAGGTATTGATAAATTAGATAGTTACTAATCCCACCTAACTTCAAAGTCACTAATATAACTTTTTGCATTTATAGCGTATTCAACTACATCTAAAAGTTGCTCTGCGCTAGTAAATGGTTCTTGACTTCTAATATTTTTATACAGTATATTACCAAATTTAATTAGTATTGTTTGCGGCATAATGTAGTCGTTAGCCCACCCTTGTAAATGTAGATGTTTATATTCGTCGTGTGTTTTGTGTAATAATAATTTTTCTGCTTTGTAATCTGTACGCTCTCTTGAACGATCAAAATATGTAAAATTATTTCGTTCAAGTGTAGTTTGCATTTCTATTTCTGTTATAAGACTACCAAAGTTAATTATTTTTTTTGGAGTAGTAGGCTGTATATCATTCCATGTATTCCATGCTAGTGCTAAAAAGTCACTTTGTAATGTTCCTAGATTTGCTACATTAAAAAATAAGTCTGCATCTTTTAGTAGCTCAACTAACTTGTCTGCATTATCTGGTAAGGTATACCCATGTGTTCTATCAACAGGAATCCAGTCAAGGTCTAGATTCTCCATAAGAATTTGTCCTGTTTCTGAGCTACCGCCTGTTATTACTGCTCGCATATTATCCCCAGATATTAAATAGATACTTAGATGTTAATCCAGCATTAGCACCTGCATGCCAACTTTTACGATCTGGCCATTGCCACACTGCACCTTGTGGTTGCTTGTATAAACATGTATCGCCAACTATAATAGTATGACCGTCTTCTGGTCCGCTTACATGGCAGTGAAAACGTTTTAGAGGTTTTCCTGCTTCTAGTGTTTTTTCGTCATCAGTAACGTCCCAGTGCCAAGGAGCAACATCTCCCGGCTTTACACGACTTATCCAACAGTTGATATAACTGTCCATTCCTACAAACTCACAAAACTTTTCTGCAATGGACTCGTCAAACTGTTCGCCGGGTAACAGCATATCCCAACGCATATTGCCGCCTTCGTGGTCCATTTTGTATCCTGCTGCACGTAAAGGACCACCTACTTCTTCAATACCAGGTACGTCCATTCCTACATCGTGTCTTGGACCTATGTATGCAGCTACTTGTGTTTCGATATCTGCTATTAGCGTATTCCAATCTATAGTATTACATATGCCAATGTACTCAGCCATTTAAAAACTCCTCGGGCCAAAATTCTTTTTCGTATTCTAATGTTTTTTGATAAGTTGCTTTTACATCTAGTATATCGTCTTTAAAAATAAATCTGTTGCTATCATTAATAATGTTTTCAACTAAACTATAGGGTATGTTCTCGTCTTCAGTTGTACACGCATAAGTATCCATAATTTTTATTTTATTGTTTAGTACAAAGAATGTCCACGGATAGGTGTTTATTTTATAGATGCTACTATTAACTAAATCATCAAGAATTGCTTTTACTTGCTCTTTATAATCAGTTGGAGCAGTACCGTGCTCTAATGCATGATTTAAACTTTCTCCCCAAATAAAAGTTATTTCATTTTGTGTACTATCGATAGATATTATTTCGGGAGAGTAATGCTTATTTTTAATTAAATCTAATCCGACTAATTCACGTTCAAACCAAAATTGATCTGAGAATTGCATATAAAATTTGCTTTGATCAAAGTAACCGTTGTACACTGCATTTGCAGGACCTAGTATACCGTTTTTGTATTTTTGAAATATTTGTCTAGTCATAAAAAAGCACCTGTAAAAATACTTATCTACAGATGCTCTAGGTTTAGTGTAATATGATTAATGAAGATCTAACCAAGCAGTTCCGTCATAACCTTGGAACTGTGGTACACCTGTACTGTCATCTCTTTGATTAAAGATTACCATACCTGCTTCTGGTGTTGGAATTCCTGCATCTCTTGCTGCATCGTTTGCATAAGTTGTCATTTTCATTGCACCTGTTGCGCTTGCAACACCTCTAGAGTTAACTTCAAATTGTGGAACAATATTACCGTCAAAGTTTTCGCCTAGTAGAACAAACTTACCTGGTAATGTTGCAGTACCTGTTTGTGTATCGATTTGTGCAGCAACACCTACTTTTGCTTCAAGTGATCCATTATCTCTACCAGTCATTGCTAATGCACCAATATAGTCTCCGGTCTGTACATCTTGTTGTGAACCTGCTTCTGGAGAAAGACCTCTTGAACCATTTAATACAAATAGTGAAGAACTAAACACATCGCCTGCTAGTCCGTAGGAAGAAACGTTAATAGTTGATGCTTTAAAGTCAATTGTTTGGTTACCTTGATCCGGACTAATAATTTCTTGTCTTTCTAAGACTAAACCACCTCTAGTAGAAAACGAACCGTTAATAGCATCAACTAGTTTAGTTGTACTGTCGTCCATAAATACTGAACCAACCAAATCAGCTGTAACTTCAGAAGCATCAATATTTGTTACTGAAAGCGAGTCTGTTGCACCATTATAAATTACAGTGCTATTTTCACTTACGATATTTTCTTTTACAGTAATATTGTTTGCTTCAATTGTTTCGTCTGCAACAATATCTCTAATGTAGGCATTAGCCCATGGTCTATTTCGTGTACCTAAGTCGTATGCATTTGCTGTAGAAGGGCGTAAAGAACTAGTAATAAGTGCGCCAACATTTAGTGTATCACCGCCTGCGTTGTCGCCAAGGTTAACTGCACCAGTAGCAGTAATTGTTCCGTCAATATTAATATTACCTGCACCGGTAATATCATTACCATTTAAATCTAAGTTACCACCTAACTGTGGTGTTGTATCATTAACAACATCAAAGTCGGTCTGTGACTGAGGTCCTATTAGAACACCACCTTGTGTTGCTCCATCACCTACATAAAGTTTATTTGTATCTGTAACATAGATAAGTTCGCCTTGATCAGGCACAATCGTTTGCCTGTCTGCGTCCGGTCCACGTCTAATTCTAAGCGCCATTTATAATACTCCTGGTATCGTTGTTCCTACTAAGTATTTATCTTTTTCTGCCAAAGCTACTACTGTCTCTTTTTCATAAAAAGAGCAGTTCTTTTTGTGATATCTCGCTTTAATCTTTGAGTATCTAATCTAAAGTCTACATTTACAATAACATCTTGATATTGTTCAAATAGTTCGTCAAGGGTTCTTTCTAAACCTTCTTCAGAACTTTTTTGAACACTTTTAGCAATGTCAATATCCCAAACCTTGCCGTCAGCGAATTCAACACGGACTGTATGTAAGTACTCTAGAGGTACTACATCTATATCAATGTGCTCAAACACTTCGGGCCAGGAGTCAACAACATCGGGCGGTAGTAAAGGGTCAGATTTTTTCTTAGACACTCTCTTCGGTCTTCTTAGTCTTGCGCTTAGTAGGAGCCAGACTTTCTGCCTGTTCTCTAAGTTTCTTGGCTTCTTTGAACATAGCATCAGCTTGAGACCGATATTGAGCTGCCAGTTGCTCGTCTGTTAATACTTCATTTTCACTTGCTTGTAAAGGTTGAGCAGTTGCTAATTCTTGCACATCTTCATCTACTTGTGGATTCACATCAATCTTATTTTGAGGTGCCGCTGTATTATCCTTTACTGCAAGATCGTCGATTGATACACCTTTTTGGTCTGCAATCATCTTGTTTAGTTCAGCAAGATTAATTACAGTTTTATTATCAGGCATCATTTCTACATCTTTTGTACCTGCCTTGACCATCTTTCCTGTGGTATGGAATGCTGCTAACATATTTCTACCATCAGGTAAAACAGCTCGTGCCATAGCAAGACCTAATTCTTCAGCAGTTTGACCTGCATTAGATTCGACTAAACGCATAAGCGAGTCGTGTTCGTCTGCCATTAAATTCTCAGTAGTAACTACTACACAACTTGTAGCATCACCTGGAATTGTACGATAAGCAACAACTACTTTTCGTTGATTTCGGACCATACGTCCTACATGTTTTAAAGCCATAATGCTTCTCCTATTCTCCGCCTTCTGCTGGTGCTGCTTCAGCTTCTGCTTGTTGCTTTTGAACTGCACCTAAGAACGCTTCTAATTTATTATAAACCTGGCCAACAGTCATCATTTCATTGGGTTTGAATGCACCGCGCTGACTAGCTACATCAATAATTTGTTTAATTGATCCTAGATCCTGAACGGTTAGTTCTGCACCTTTTTGTACTTCTGGTTGTGCCTCGGTATTGGTTTGCTCAGACATTTATTGTATCTCCTTTGTAAAGTACGTATATATTTACTTGTATTTTAAATGCGGACATGCCAAAGTGAAATAAGATAGTTCTTTAGGTTCTTCAAATCCGATACGTAAAAGAACACTTACCTTATCGTTACTGTCAAGTCCGACTGTTTTTCCTATATAATACCTATGCTTCATATTGTTATCTATCCACTGTTTTATTGCAGTTTCAAAATTATAAAGCATAGGTATAACGATATACTCAAAATGCACCGGAGGCTTTTTGAGCTGTCGAATTTTAAATAAATTTAAAGGATTAGGGTCCTTTAAACTATGCATGTGCATCCTCATAGTGTGCTGTGATGCCAAACGGCGCTTGAATGTTTTTATTATGATTACTGTGAATGACAAATACTGTATCGCAGTAGTCTTCTTCACCCCAGCTATCCCAAGCATAACCATCTGTAAACATAATAAACTTCTTAGGCTGAATATCATTATCGTGCATATATGTCCAGTTCACCATAAAGTCAGTGCCGCCGCCACCGTAGATTTCGTAATCTAGTAAGTCTTCGCCACCGTCTGCTGTAAAGTCTTGCTCATTGTATACGTCAGTATCAAAGCACCACAATTTAATATTGTAGTCTTTGTATTCCTCCATAATACCTTTGATCTCTCCTAAGAAATCTTTTGCTTGCTCGCTACCAATAGAACCTGACATATCAAGTGCAATAGCAACGTCAATAGTTTCATCAAAATTCATACCTGGAAGTATTGCACCACTTTGCCAACCCTTGCGATTAGGGCGGCTAAATGTAAAATCGCTTTTAATAGTACTCTGAATTTGTTGACGAAGTAGTTCACGCCAGTTCATTTTAGGCTCAGTAAGCTCTTTGATCATACGTGCAACGCCTGCAGGAACATTACCTGCTCCTGCGGTTTGTGCCGCTGATAGCATGTTTTCTTTAATTTCGTCTTTGATTTTTTTTAATTCTTCTTTGGAATACTTAGGACGCTTCTTGCTTACATTGTTGCCGTTAGAGTCTTTTTCTTCTTCGCCATCTTCGCTCTCACCATCACCGTCGCCATCTAAATGCTCGTCTAGCATTTCGCCTTCTTTGTCTAGTTCGTCGAGCAGTTCTTGTAATTCTTTACCACGTTCTTTTGCTTCTTCAAATAGCTTATCGTAAATTTCTTCAGACGTATCTGCATCGTATTGAAAGTCTTGGAAACAGTCTACAATACTAGGCTTATTACCAATACGATCACGTACAAGTAAATTGTTTACTTTATAATCTGCGGCAATGTTATACAACATAGGATTGCGGTCGCCTCGACGTCCTAGGTGATCAAATACCATATGTAGAATTTCATGTGCAATAACAAACTCAATCTCTTTATTATCCATTGCATTAAAGAACTGTGTATTATAATAAAGATTGCGTCCGTCTACGGCGGCTGTGGGCAACCAATCGTCGGCTGCTAAGATCTTTAAACGTGTAGCCATGTTACCAAAGAACGGATGACGTAATAGCAGTCCGATACGTGCGACAACAATGCGATCATATACTTCAACACGCATTACTTCTAACTGTTCTGGCGAAATACTTGGGTCTGGAGTCCAATTCTTTAGTTTGCTTGCGGTATCTTTTGCTGCCATTGTTAATGTCCCTCTGTTAATTTATATTACTATAATAGCAATATTTACATGAAAAGTCAAGAGAAAGTGGGCCAAAAATGACCCACTTTCTTTGGTTATGCATTTTGTGCAGCCGTAATATACTTGCCATAACGGTCATGGAATTCATCAAAACATTCAATTTCGTCTGGATCAACTGGCAATTGATATTGAGTGATTGCAAGTTTAATACCCATAACCACTAGTTCTGTTTCGAAGTTATCCATTGCAAACCGCAGGAAGTTATTTACTTTGTCATCGAACTTCTTGTCGCCTGCATCACACGCTTCTTTTAGTTCGTAGCAAAGAGACACAGTAAGGGAATACATAGCACTGATTTCTTTACCAGTCATCTCTTTTACCTTACCTGCCAAAATGTCAGTTGGGTTAGGCATACTTGCCGCTACCTTGCGGTGCGCCATAAATTTGACAGCCAGGCCTTCGCCAACTGAACCACTAACTAGATCAGTAGTGGTATTTTCGTCTAACTCGTCTTCAATTAGCTCTGAAACAAACGACCAAGAACGAGGCGTTGCAAAAGAACGTGAAGGCGATTTAGGATCGAAATCGTATAAATCTTTCTTACTAAATGTAAGGAAACCAACAACATCTTGATGAATGTTATTAGTAACAGCCCAGTCAAACCAATCATCAAAGTTGACTGCAAGTTCTAAGTGAACAAAACGGTTAGCCAACGGAGCAGGCATACGA